AAGTTAGCTGTATTTGCATTAATAATCCAACGCTCTGTCGAGGATCCTAAAGCAGTACCTGTTGAATTTGATACTGGATAAACACCTGATGTATTAGCAACAATACCTGAAGTGATATGACTAGCTGCATTAACAACACCAGTATGATATACCCCTGATGTATTAGATATCAACGCAGTGCCGACAGAAAAGCTTGCAGCGTTTACATTGGTCGATACGTTAGCTGAGCCAGAAACTTCAAGAGAAACAGTTGGGGCTGTGTTGTTAATACCGACTCTATTGTTTACACTATCGACAAACAATACCCCTGAGTCAAAACTAGAGTTTCCAGAAATAGTTTGAACAGTGCCGTTCAGTGTAGCATTATTAACGGTGGTGTTTCCTGTCACAGTTAAATCACCACTAAGATTACCAGTGTTTGCGTTGATAATCCAACGCTCTGTCGAGGATCCTAAAGCAGTACCTGTTGAATTTGATACGGGATATACGCCTGATGTATTGGCAACAATGCCTGAAGTTGTGTGACTAGCAGCATTAACTACACCAGTATGGTATACTCCTGAAGTATTAGCAATCATTGTAGAGCCAATTGTGTGGCTAGCAGCATTTACACTTGTTGTTACATTAGCAAAACCAGTTATTGTTGTGTTACCACCGTCTATAGTTTTTGTAACAACAAGTGTATCACTGAGTGAAGTAGGACCAGCAACAGTAAGAGTACTAGCTATGTTGGCAACGTAACCTTGTAAATTCCATCGGTTTGAAGTATTTCCAAGACTTCGTTGATCTTGGTCAGGAATAAAGTTACCGAGTGTTGTACCTGAAAAGGCTAAATTTCCCCCTATTGCAAGAGAACCAGTGATTCCCAGGTCTCCATTAACATTACTTGTACCCAATGAATCATAGCCAAAGTCTATTTTTAATTTACTATTTGCTGTTGCCATCTAACTTGTTCCTTAGCTAATCAAGTTTGCTAAAATTTTTACTGATGAGTTTATTGCTCTTTGGCGCATATTAACATCTATGTTTGTGCTGTTAACAGTCATAATAATATTATTAGCAAGAGCTGCAGAACTAGAGGGAGCTACTAATGTACTGTAAATAGTCTGATTGACATCAGTACCATTATGTGCAAATGCTATCTTTGTAATCTGATGCTCTGATCCTTTAGAAACATATATAATCACCTCGCCAACTTGATAACTTGCTTTAGGAAAACTTACAGCTGTTACATTAGCTGTTGTGTTTGTACCGAGATCAGTATTAGCAAGAGTCAAAAATGTTGCAAAAGTATTGATGGATACGTTACCGGTAACATTTAAACCACCCGATACATTTGATGAACCAGATACTGTAACGTTACCACTAAAATCACCTGAGTTAGCTGATAAGACAAATCTACCAGTACTGTTGCCGAGTAAAATAGTATTTGAAGTTGGAGTTAATGCAGTTACATTAGCTGTGAATCCTGTTGTAGTAAAACTAGCTGCGTTAATTGTACCAGTATGAAAAGCACCATTTGTATTTGCAACAAAAGATGTACCGACAGTAAATAAAGCTGAATTGACACTTGTGGATACGTTAGCTGCACCTGTTACAACAAACGCAACACCAGGAGCACTATTATTAATACCAACTCTGTTATTTGTTGCATCTACAAAAAGAGTACCAGAGTCAAAGTTTACATTACCAGCAATTGTTTGCAATGTTCCGTTTAATGTTGTATTACCCGAAACAACTAGCAAAAGATTTGTACTGAGAGTGGTTGTGGTAATTGTTGTGTTTACAGTTGTATTTCCGATTGATACATTGCTTGTTATGTACAATACATTTGAAACAGAACTATTACCACCCCTCAACCCAAAAGTAGTATTACCGTCTACAGTCAATGAATTTGCAGTAAAGATACCGTTCACTGTTGCATTTCCTGTTGTAGTTCCACCCTTTGTATTTGCAGCTGCTGTTACAATGGTCGTAGAGTATGCATCCAACAGAATGTTAGTGCTGTCAATCCAGTTCTGGAAGGAGTCTGTTACTGTATTTACATTAGCGGTCGACAGAGCCATTTTTTAGTTCTCTTTGTTGTTCTGTTTAATTAAAATCATTAACATATCTTTAATGTCACTGACATCTTTTTTCAAATTATAAACTTCATTCTCAATATCAACTACTTTTTTTTGTGATTGACGGGACTGAACATATTGCTTATAGGCAATAGCATTGGTATTTATTAAAGCGTGACTGGTATTGTCCCTAACATAATCTGGATTCTCGGTTTTTATCATTTTATATTGACACAGCCAATGCTCTGACATCCGATAATACAGGAACAAATTTGCTTGAGCTAGAAGTAAGTACAACCTTAATTGCAAATATTTTATAACTTGAATGTTGACCTCTGTCGGCGTCAAGATAGTTTACAATATTGTCATTTCTATTGTATTTAAAAGCAGCTCCTGGCTGTGTTACCTTCTCGATAGAGGCACTTCCTGAGAACGTAGTGTTTGACTTCAACAAAATATGTGTACTGTTTGTAACAGAGTCCACCACACCGAGGTCATAGCTGCTCAGTGTGCTACCTTGAACAACTTTGACAACATTATTAGCTATCAGTGAGGAGTTAAAAGTTGTTCCTGAACCTGTCAACGTTGTGTTGCTAGATGAAGTAACAATTCCTGTCAATTGAATAGATGGAGGTGTCTTTGGAAATGTATACTCATATTCTATAAAATCTCTCTCATTTAACGAATCACTGTATAGATTAATCTCGGTTGTTTGGTTAAGCAACGTCCAGTCTCTATCTTCAAAAACAGTATTATCATCAGCCGCAAGTATTCTTGCATACACATAGATGTTTGAAGTAGATGGTTTATAAGCTGTAACGAATACCTTCATATCCTCAGCATCCAAACCATCTGCTAGAACTACATTCTTTGAGATATATCTTACTTGAGAATTACCATACTTTGTAGTCTCATCAGTATTGTCATTATTAATAATGTTTGATAAGGTTACAGCACTAACAGGTGCTATATCTACAACTGGTGAAATTGAGTTAAAGGTATTGGCTCTTGTTAAATTAGCAAATATCTTGAAAGATTTTGAACCACTTGTAATTTCGTTACTTCTCGATTTAAGTTGCCCCTCATATCTAAGAGAATTGGATATTCCCTCCACCATACCAGTGTTAGCCGCTGTTGCTGTCACACCATCGATCCGTTGTATTAAACTGACGGATGTTGTTGGAGGACTGATGTATCTTATATGAGGTTCTGTAAAATTAACTACCTTGTTGTCTACAGAAGTGATAGTGGCTTTTGCTTGAGATATCTCACCAACTATGTTCTTAGATGATTCAAATTTGAAGGTTGAATTTGACGCATTGGAATCTCTGACAACAATTGTCCCGTCATTGTTGAGAACATCAATAGTTCCTCTCACTACCTTTTGAATAGCTCCATAGTAGGTAGATCCACCGTTTATAACATAGTAAGGATAATCCTTAAACGTAATAGAAGATGAGTTAACACTGTTTACTCTAGATATCTGAATAACATCTGTGACGCTGGAGTGAGTATTTGTTAATACCGTGTTGCTCAATGGGCCATCAATAACTATATGAGTTGAGTTGGTTGTAGCGGTGATTTCTCTTACATTTCCGTTGATAAGAATATAATCACCAGGATCATATTCATTAACAAAATCTGTTCCAGATCCTATTACGTTAGTAGTGGTGGTGTTTCCAACAGTAACAGTTCCAGTTTTTCCTGAAGCAGCATTTGCATAAACCACCAACACATAATCTCCAGATGATAATGATCCAGTTTGCGATGTGGAAGTATTGACAACAAGACTAGAGGTATTTGCAGTTATCGATCCTGTTAAGTATGTGTTTGACTTCTGAGCAACCTCTTCACTCTCAACAAAAGAACCAGAAGTATTAGAAACAGTCAAAAACTCATATGGATCGTTTTCTAAAACAAGAGTAGCAGTAGTCTTTGTGAATTTTGCAACATAAACTTTAAATTTGAAATCCTCTGTTTGAACAGGGGTCCATGCTGTATCATTGGATGATAAGAACATTACACCACCACCCCAGTTCTTATTAGAAACCAAGCTAGTATTGACAACATCAGGTACACCTGTGGCGGCAGTCCATATCTGATAATCAGGATTTTCTTGATCAGGCATTACGACAATACTGTAATCGCTACCCGCCTTTAAATAAACTGGAGTATCAAAAGTAACAGTAGTTACAGAAGACCCGTTGTTACTCACTGATATTGAAGAACTGTTGAGAAATTTCTGACTTAGAGTGAACGGAGATGGATATCCGTTTTCCGTTTCTCTAATCTGTACAGTTACACCAAGAGTACTACTTTTAGTTTTAAAAAAAAGATCTACCTTAGTTAAAAATACTCCATCAGCTCCATTTTGCTGATTTACGTTAAACGTCTGAGCTATGGGGTCTCTGTTGGGAGGAGGTGGTGGTGGTAATCTTGGTACCAGTATACTATTAACAGTCCTAGAAATATCAACAGTTGTGTTGGAAGAAGATATGACAGGAAGCGGAGTTTTAGTAGATATTGTCAACGATGATGATTTTTTATAGAAGTTATAAGCGTTAAATGTAGTTCTACAAACAGAAATAGAATCATCACTGCTGTTGTAATCGCTATTATCCGCAATAGTAACTGATCTCTCTCCAACGAAGAAGGTTTCTGGTTCTATGTAAAAAGCTCCAACTAACGTACCAGAAGAGCTAGAGATCAATGAAGATCCTTTTGGACCTGTCCACGATGCAGTAGGCTCATGCAGTATTCCTCTTGCATCCATGGTCTCAATATTACTTACCGTTGCAGGTCTTGACTGATTTGAAACATTTACCTTATCAAAAAACACAAAGTGTTCTGTGTTTGGTCTCAAACCTACAGCAACAAAAGTTACCCACTGTGTTCTTATATAAGCATTCATTCCAAAATCAGTTAAGAACTCACCCACTTGTTGTGTGTTAGTTAGTGTTCCTCCTGGCTGAAAAGAGTTTTTCACCGTAGTGGTTGTAGATGTTACTGTTCTTTGATCGATACCCTCTGTTAAAACAGTAGGAGGAGTAACACGAGTTAAAGAACCAACATCAACATTTATTTGTGAACTATCTTTCTTGAATTGTACATTATCATTTAAAGAATTGACTAGCTGATTTAAAGGTGTTGCTAAATCAATCGTTACATTGACAGATCCTTTTTCAATATTGTAATAATCATCATATTTTGGAAATAAATTAACTAATCCTTTAAATGACCATGAGGACTGAACCGGATTTCTAGTCTTGTTTGCTATTGGCTGACTAATAAATTCAACATCAGTATAATCTAAAATACCATACTCTCCCTTGAATGTCACATTTGAGGAAGCGGAGGTATTTGCTGTGAAATTTATTCTATTCTTCTCAATTTGCGGTCTAGCTGTTGAAGACTTTGTGTCAACTAGAATAGTAAATTCAGGATCATTTACATTAGAGATATCATATGAATTGAACGATTCAGCAAAGAAACCGTTTTTAAATCTAGATACAGCTGTGTTTGATTCACTAGGAATAACTAAATTAGTAACACTACTCTCGAGAGTGTTGAACAATGAATAATACTCGAGTCTATTGATTCTATCTTCAATGAACTTAATATCCTTCATTGTATAGCCTTTGACTTGGTCGTGCTTTACCAAGGTACTATACTCATTTCTCTTAGCTGCAAGTGCAGATTTTGGAGACAATGAGGGGAACGGAGGAATAGCAATCGTTCCAAGTTTCATAGTACCATCAGGCGCCTTGGGTGGAACAGGTGTAAGACTCGGTATTCCCTCCACAACCGACACAGAGCTCTGAGGAGTAATAACTATTGTATCAACTCTACTTAAATAATGAACAATGTCTGCTTGAAACTCTTCATTCGGTGTAGGAAAGAATATACTTCCTGTTAATGTTTCTGAAGATGATGGATCCACTGTTGCACCAGCAACGGATGTCGCGGCTGCATTAGCTGTATTAGCTGTTATTGGTCTAAAATCAATTGCATCTCTCAGATTAAAATATTTGTTAGTTTTAGGAGATATATGGTAGGGAATATCCTGCGTTCTAATCTTATTATTTGGTAGAGAAGCAGTTGCATCATCAACAGGGTATGACTCTGTAGAAATGTAACTACCAGTTCCATGTGTGAATAAGTTTACCCTAACAAGAAGACTGCTAGAACTTGTCAATGAAATACTACTTCCAGGTTTTTTTCTGATATACGAGAGCCCGTAGTAATTATCGTTTTGACCTGTAATAAGTTCAAAGCTTGATGCTTGATTAGTTGTTGTATTTGAATATGTATTACTAGATCCAACATAAACAGCTACTATATTCAACACATCTGGAATACCTAAACACCACGGACCAGTAGTTGTTGAAGCCAACTTATCTGTAGATAATTTTACATAAACATCTTTAACAACACTCTTTAATTTAGGAGAAGCACCGTCCACTCTCACATTAGAATATACAGTTGCAGATGTAGTTCCACTGATGGTGTTACCTACAAAGATTGTAGCAGTATTACCATTACTATCAATCGATACATTGGCTGATCCTCTGTCTAGTCTGACAGGAACATTCCCTGGAAACGCATACACAAATGTATTTGATGAGAGTGTAGGAGAGGGGCCTACACCGTACACAGTCATCGATGTATCGCCAGTTATAGTGCTAACTCTAAAATAATTACCGTTTGATTGAAACTTAATATAGTCACCAGCATCTAACTGACCTATGAAGCTAGTACCGCTACCGGTCACAACGTTACCAGAAGTAGATACTGTTCCGGTTAGATTTGTTGTTGAGTGTACATTAGCTGCTGGTACAATTATAAAGTCATTTTCTTGTGTATCGTTGAGAGTACTGCTTACTGTGTATGGAAATTCCTCACCAGCGCCAGTAAGAGAAAGTGTAGCAACACCAGAACTAAGAAAAGAAACAGTTGAAATATTTCTATAGATGAACTGCTCACCTTCAAAGTAACTAACGGCTGGGGTACCAGAATCAAAAATTAAACTATCAAAACTTGTTTCCTTCAGAACTGCATTACCAGTATCAAGAATTAAATCAGCAATACCTCCTGATACTTGTGCGGATTTAACACTAGAAAAGGATTTTCCGGGCTGCATTTTAATATCAAATAGATATAGCCTATAAACACAAGAAGGAGATCCAATTGATCCAGATTGATATACGAGAGATTTAATTCTTGCAGTACCAATAATAGATCCAGGAGAGGTAGGAGCTCCACCAAAATTGTCTGACACATCATCTCCAACAGTATCTCTCAAATTGATAGATGTACCTGCAGAAAAATTAAAGTTTCCTAGTAACTCTTCAACCTCTATATAGTTTCCATAGTTAGTACTGATTGACTGATTATTACTAGTTACAGTATTATTAGATTTTCTTACTGGTACCCTTACAGTACCAGTCAGCTCAGATCTAAATCCATCAACATATGCAATACCGGGACTCACAGCTAAATTTAAATGGGTTGTATTACCTGATATCTCCTCTGTATAGAGATTGAATTGATTGACAACATAGTTACCGCTCTCTTCCCTCGTTCTTCTTGATAGTTCTGATGCAACAGAATTGAATTCGGTACTTACTCTTCTCTTAGTAACATTTCCATTTTCAAATTCTAAGATTGTCAAGAATTCACTGTTTGAGGCAGCGTTAGTAGTAGCAATAGATATTAAATTTGCTATTAGCTTAAGTCTGTGAGCACCAGGTGCTGTGTAGTTACTATATCCTTGGGCATTGTCTAGCAGAGTGGAATCGACACTATTATTAACTACCGTCTCTGAAGTAGAGAATCCTAATGAAATATCTGTTGGAACATTGGTGTATTTGTCAACTATAGTTATTTGATCTTCCACTCTAACAAAATGACCTTTTTGGTAAATTACCCCATCACTGGTTCTTACGGCAGATCCAACACCAACCGGTGCAGAGTATGAAGAATTTGCAACACGCACTTGAGCAATATAATTAAGCGCAGTTAATGCTCCAGACGATCCTGTTGCAGAGGTAATTGTCAACGTAGGAGCAGTTAAGTAACCAGATCCACCATTAGAAATTACAACATCTTTTATTGAACCATTGGCAAATGTGACAATATTAGCAGAAGCACCTGTACCACTACTACTAGTAAAATCAATTACATTAGAATTACTATACAACGTTCCCGATGATGATACTTCAATAGACTGAATTGAAAAGTCTCTTGCAAATACAGTTAACACATCTGTGTTTGCGTACTTCTTCTTTCCTCCTGTCCCAGTGTTGATATATTTGACAAACAAAGTGGAAAGATTGGGGTCTTGTGATTGTAATCCTTGAACATAGTTGACAATTTCGGAAGTTAGATTAGCGGAGTCCTTAATATATCCGTTTGCGTAACTTGATACCAGAGTTGTCTGACCATCTACTTGAAGATCTTCAATCTTTACATAATAAAAATTAAAATCAAAAGAAAGACTGCATCCCTTGATAATGGTACCTTGTTTGTAGATATTGTCACCAAATCTCTCAACTTGATTTTGAAGAATAGATTGTAGTTGTGTTAATTCTCTGGCCTGAATGGGTACAGCAGGTCTGAAAAGAACTCGATGAAAATTCTTGTCTTCGTTGTAATCATCAAAGTAAGGTGATACGTTAAAATCTGTATAAAGTGCCATGTATTCCTCTGTTAGAATTCTAGTACCAGTTTGACAGTCTCTGTTTGACCCGGTGTTTTAGTTATTGGTGTGAAGTTCTCAATATATATAACGTCTCCAGAACCGCTCACTAAATCGGCTGGTATAATACCAGAAACTAGAAACTGAGCGTCAGAAGAAGCACCGTCAAGGTAGTACTGGACTCCACCAACCTCACTTTGATTTATGGTTCCTTTTTTATTTACTAACTTAACAACAGTATTATTAGATGAATAAAAATAACCATTTGCATTTTCTGCTTGAACAACCAATTCATCTTCTGTGAATCCTTGAGCTGTTTGCAATGTTCCAACCACCTTGTACGTCTGATCAAAGTAGGTGGTTGGTTGAGTTGAACTATCACATACTGCTATGTATCCAGATGTTTTACCTACTAGCAAGCTAGTAGTAGTATTTCCAGTTGTGAAAAAACCATAAGCATTTGTTAGCTTAACAACAGAGTCGTTTGCAGCAAAAACAATTCCATAAGCATTAGTTGTCTTTATGGTATCAACAACAACAACAGCTGTGGCGGTGTTACCTGTAAGACTATGTCCTATCTGAGAAACACCAGCAGTTAAATTAATGGCAGATCCATTCAAGGTAGATGAAATCTTGACTCCCGTTGAATTAGCGCTAACTATAAAATAGTTTGTGTTGTTAGCTAACCCAGATACAGCTGTATTACCTGTAGCTACAAGATATTTTACAAAATCGTTATTTTGAAATACGTTATTTGAAATACTAATAAAGTCGTCAGTATTTGAAACAGAGGTGTTTCCATTAAACGTAACAGGGGCGGGACTGTTTATTGTTGCACTAGGTAGGATATACCCTTGACCAGTGTTACTTATATTAATTTGAGATATTCTACCTGAAGAATTGGAGATTGCATTTGCGACAGCAGGTACAGAGTTTGTTCCGGTTATCGTAACAACAGCATTGGATGAGTATCCAGATCCAGGATTAGTAATCACAACACCAGCTACAGGAGAGCCCTGTGCCTGCGATATTATCTCTCCGTCCGTGAATGTCCCAGTACTAGAACTAATATTAAGAATAACATTGGCAAACAATGGATCTTTTATAATACCAACTACTCTAAAATCATTTACATCCCCTACCCTACCACCAGAAAGACTACTATCAAAAACGGTACTAATACCAACATAATGAGCACCGAGTTCAGAAGCAGCATTACTTCCGTGGCCATTTTTAGGACTTATAATAACCTTGGCTGTTGCTGTATTTGCTGTTATTGCTGTACCTGTGGATACGTTAATGATACCAGTGTTACCAGTAACAATGACAGATGCAAATGTGTATCCACTGCCCCTGTTAACTATTTCAACACTATAAATGGTATTGCTCGACGTATTTACTAGTGCCCGTGCTTGTGCATCAGATCCATCTCCAACAATTGTTGCAAGAGGGGTTATTTCATAATTCGATGATGTTGTTGGAGCAATGGTGAAAGCTGAGTCAATAATTACCCGTCTAGAACTACCAGCAATTGTATAGCCTGTAATGAATTTTTGCTGGCCACTACCAGTACCGTTTGTTATCTTCAAAGCGGAATTTATATAAAAATTACTGTTTGATGAAGCATTTGATGGATCAATTGCATATATTAGCGGATTACCACCGACTCTGACCTCTTGGAAGAAACCATTGGCGTATGAAGCATATCCAGTGCCACCATTTGTTATTTCAATGTTATCTATCGAGCCAATAACTGCATTAGCAACAACGTTAGCATTTACATAAATTGGAA